GATGAACTATCAAGGTTAGTTCTGAATGAAAATAACTCCTATTCCGACAATGTATACAAAATGGAAACAAAATGTATACATAATGTTTCCACAGGTTTAGGTATAGGTATAGATAAAGGTAAAGATATAGATATAGAAAAGAATAATAAAACATTATGTGCAAGCCATCCGAAGGATGATGATGGTTTTTATCCTCCGGAGGAGGATGCCGACTCTCTTTTTGAAGAACTTTGGAAGATGTATCCAAACAAGAAAGGTAAAGGATCTGTCTCAAAGACAAAGAAGAAAGAACTTCTCAAGGTTGGCAGAGAACAGATGATTAGGTGTATCGAAAGATATATTCATGACCATGATGAACTTAAAAGATCTGGTAAGTTTTGTCCCGAGTGGAAGAATGGTTCTACCTTCTTCAACAGTGGTTATGTTGACTACCTGGATGAGAACTATGAGTCTGCTGACTCCAATGGCAACAATGTTTCTACAGAGATTTACGGAGGTGATCGTCAGTAATGGGTGAAATCATAAATGCCTATGAGATTGCCAAAGCAATTAACTTGATGAAACCGAACGGACAGTTATTTGAGTGCCGGATGATTTACAACAGCAAGAGGATGTACAGCGGTTATTTCCGGTCCTCTGAGACACTGTTGAGTGCTTTCAATGACATTGATGACTTCGGGAATTGCAATATCTACATCACGCTGAACGACCTGATGCCACAGTGTTATGACCGGAGTCAGAGAGACAAGTTCATCCGGAATTCAGATGCCACAACAAGTGACAATGATGTAAACGGGTACGACTGGTTACTGGTTGACTTAGATCCTAGAAGACCGACTAAGACTTCATCGACTGATGAACAGATTGAGATGGCAAGAATACTTTGCGGAAGGATAATGCAGTTCCTTGACAATGTCGGATTTGAAAAGCCGATAGTAGGATTCAGTGGCAATGGCTACCATCTGCTGTACAAGCTTTTCATGAAGTGTAACACGGAGAACAAGAAACTTCTGGAGATGTGCCTTAAAACGCTGAATATGCTCTTTGCAGACGATTATATCGATGTGGACATGAAGAACTTCAATCCGAGCAGAATCTGCAAGCTGTATGGAACCAGAGCACAGAAGGGCAACGACTCGCAGAATGCTCCGCACAGGATGAGTTACATCATGTCTATTCCGGAAGAAATCAAGTTTACCGATAAGAAGTATCTGGAGAAATTGGTTTCCTACTATCCACAGGAAGAGAAACCGCAGCGGTACAACAATTATCGTCCGAGGGAATTCAACCTTCAGGACTGGTTGGACAAATACCAGATAAGTTACCAGAAGACCGGATATCAAGGTGGAGACAAATACATACTGGATCATTGTCCTTTTGATTCAAACCATAAAGGTAAGGATGCTGTAATCTTTCAGAGCAATGACGGTCGCATCGGATTCAACTGTTTCCACAACTCATGTTCTGATAAGCGTTGGCGAGATGTCCGGTTACTGTATGAACCGGATGCTTACGAAAAACGACAGATGGATTACGAAAAGCGGATCTACGCTAAGTCCAGGGTGCAGAAGGAATACAAGAAGATACAGCCGAAAGAAGGTCTTCCGGTCTTCATGACAGCACAGCAGATTCTGGATACTCCAAAGGAAGAAGAATCTTTCATCCGGACGGGTATCACTGATATCGACAAAAAGCTTCGTGGATTAAAGATTGGTGCGGTAAGTGTTCTGTCTGGGTTAAGAGGTTCTGCAAAATCGACATTGCTATCAGAGATGGTTCTGGAATGTTGCAACAACGGAAATAAGGTTGGAGTCTTTTCCGGAGAGTTATCTGCAAAGAATTTCATGCGATGGCTGAATCTGCAAGCTGCCGGTAAAGGCCATGTCGAACCTACGCAGTATGAGAACTGGTACAACGTAGGAAAAGATACACAGAAGAAGATTGCTTCATGGATGGGTGATAATTTCTTTCTTTACAACAACGAATACGGGAATGACTACCAAGCTGTAAAGGAAGAATTCCAGAAGAAGGTCGAATCAGACCATCTGGAACTGCTGATACTGGATAACCTGATGGCATTCAATATTACGGGCCTTTCGGACAACAAATACGAAGCACAGACAGCTTTCGTATGGTCATTACATGAGATGGCAGAAAAGATGGGTATCCACATCCTGTTCGTAGCACATCCAAGAAAAAGCCTTGGATTCCTTCGTCTGGATGACATCTCCGGTACTGCGGATCTTGGTAATGCTGTTGACAATGCATTCATCATCCATCGAAATAACAATGACTTCCAGAGACTTTCGAAGCAGATGTTTGCATGGCGAGATGAAAATCCGATATATCAGTCCACAAATGTCATCGAGATAGCAAAAGACCGTGATGGTGGCAATCAGGATATATTCATTCCGTTATGGTATGAAATCGAAACGAAACGACTGAAAAACAGTCCTACGGAAAACAAGATATACGGATGGGATGATTCGGATGGTTTCATCAATCTGCCGAAGACCGAAGATCCCGTTTTCGATTAGGGGGTGGTAATACGGCAGTAATCGATGCAAAGCGAAAAGACAGAGAGTCGAAGTTTATGGGCGAATATTGGACGTTCCGGAAAGCTGTAGGGACACCGGAAGAATCCCAGGTTTACTGGAATCAGGTCATCCAAGGTGGCAATTACCTGATAGGTAAGTACGGAAAGGATGAAGCTGGAAATGAAGATTACTATCTCCAGAGCATGGTACTGAATCTCATCCATGATTTGGAAGCCAGACGGCAGTCAAAAATCAACTACGCAGCTTCACTGAAATGCTTCAATCAGATGAGAGCCGGTTCTGGATTACCACCGGTAGTGGAGGTGAATAATGGCTAATAAGCATACGATAAGTGACTTATACCAGATGCAATCACTTCCATTGAAGGATAAAGTCCGAATGACACAGAGAAGGATTGAAGAATGGTATGAGCACTACGATGGACAAGTGTATGTTTCACTGTCTGGTGGAAAAGACTCAGTGGTTCTTCTGCATTTGGTACGAGAAATATATCCTGATGTACCGGCAGTATTTATTGACACGACACTTGAATACCCAGAGGTACGGAAGTTTGTCAGTACGTTCGACAATGTTACATTTCTGAAACCAAAAATGAACTTCGTGAATGTCATAAAGAAATATGGTTATCCCTTGTTTTCTAAGGAAATCAGCGAATGTGTATTTGGTGCAAGAAAGTACTTGACAAGCATTTTAAAATCAGGAATGCTTGACCGAGCGACCGACCGACCGACCGACCGACCGACCGACCGCACCGTACCAGTATTACTACAGCAAAATTACTGGAACAGGAGCATATCAGAGCAATCGAGCAAGGAAAGAGACATATCTATCACTACGAAACAGACCGGATATGTGGAGTGTTCAGCACGAAAAGTTCCAAGGGGGGTACTCCGAGAACAAGCAACAGATAGCAGAATATCTGGAAAAGAAAGGACTTGGAAGCGGAGGATCTGTCCAGAGACTGGCAATCATGATGGGGATACTCACGAATGATCAAAAGATAAAAGCAAATGTCCCTAGTGAAGACAAGTCAATGTTTTCTCAGGAACGGTATCAATTCATGTTGGATGCTCCGTTCGAAATCAGTAATCAGTGTTGCAATATCATGAAAAAACTTCCAGCACATGAATATCAGAAAACGACTGGAAGACAACCTATGACAGCGCAAATGGCAAGCGAAAGCAGACTACGTAAGCAAAAATGGTTGATGAACGGATGCAACGGATTTGATTTGAAAAGACCTATAAGTAATCCAATGTCGTTCTGGTTAGAACAAGATGTCTTGCTTTACATCTACACTCATAATATTCCCATAGCACCGGTATACGGTGAAGTAGTCAAAGAGAATGAAGTGGACGGTCAGATGGATTTGACAGACCTTGGAATCTTTGAACTTGAACGTCCGATATTGAAAACCACCGGATGTGAACGGACTGGATGCTTTGCTTGTGGATTTGGAGCACACAGAGAGAAACCATGTGATTGCCGGATACAGAAGACTATAGACTTCAGTAATCCAAAGCTTGCTGACTGGCAGTTAAGAGGTGGGGCATTCGATGAACGTGGTTTATGGGTACCTAAAGGTGGTTTAGGATACTGGTTCATTTATCTCTGGATTCGGAAGTACGGTGGATTTCCAATGTATTTCCCAAACGAAGAATATTACATCGAGAAGTATAGTACACCCGAAACAGATAGGTGGTTGAAATGATAGACGATAAGGTTTCAACAGAGATAGCAGAGCTTATTGGAGCATATCTTATAGAAAATGCGGAAGATTTGATTCCGATAATGGTAAGTGATATGTCAAAAGATACTTTTACGATAGTTATTAGACGAAGGAAGAAGGAGGATGACCCATGTCCGATTTCGAAGTAGGAGACATCGTGATACTGCCGAGAAAAGGTTATATCACAGTCATGATAACAGAAGTGGATGACTACGGCATAGCAGAATGCGAAGAGGATGAAAATATTCCGGTTCTGTATTCTGGCATCAAAACAGATAACTTCAAATATTTTGTTGGATTATCTGCTGACGAAATGGTATATGCCGGTAAACACGTTGATATATCAGCATTTAAGAAGTTGATAAAGAGAGGATGAATATGATGTCCGACTATAACGAAAAGAAGTTGATTAGCGTTCTGGAACGGATTGCCAGAGCATTGGAACGTACTCTGAGATAGCTTGAATGACACGAGATCTCCACGAACGATGTGGCAGACGATG